ATACAAAACATTTTATTGTACCTTCAGCAGTTGCAACAACTACCATATCGTTAATTCTAACACCATGAGTTGTAGTTAACGCATTACCATCAATATCAGTAGTAACTGTAAACGTACATTCATTAGTATCATATTTACCTATATAAGATAAATGTAAACGACCTTGCTCAGACCAAATAACTTGATCAGAAGACATCGCTTCTTCAGCTCCAACTTGTGAAAGAAAACCAGATATAGTCCTAGGACCAAATACCTCTGCTTCTTTCTCCATTAGATCTGGTACATATTGTTGACCCCAGTCGTTTCCGTCTGCGGTAAAATCTATATAGTTTGAAGATAGTAATGCTTTTTGTGAAGCAGGTACACTATTCAAACTACCTGCGGTTCCCGAATGACCAGGTCCCGGATTTGAAATTGCCATAATTTTTAATTTTTAAATTGTTATTGTTTAAATTTATTGTTTTTAATTTTAAAACTAGCAACATTATCACCTAAAACTCTAACTTGCGGACCACCGGTTTTAACCTCTCCATGTTGTTGTCGAGGATTCATATCGATGTTTTTAGACTTTGCGATACTATTTTTCATAGCATCCGCTCTACCTTGCTCGTAAAAGTGATTAGCGATTGCATCGGCATTCATTGCTGTATATAGTTGTTTATGAAACTCTTGAGCGTTTGTAAATCTTCCAGTTTTTGGATCTACAAAACTCTCTATATAATCGTTTACTTGATCATTAGCGTTTCTAACATCATTTGCATTACTAATATTATATCTAAATCTTTTATCTCCGATTTTATATTCAAAACCTTTGAATTGATCGTTAAACAAATTTGATGTTTGCTGGATATAAGATTCATTTAATATTTTTTCCTGCTTCTGCGTTTGTGCCGTTTCGTTTGCGTAACTTTTATAGAAATCTATGGCCTGTTGCTGATCTGGAGTTAACTTAACACCAGCTTTTAGATCGCTATAATATTTGGACTTTCGTCCTTCCAAATAGCTTTTTGCTTGAGCAACTTGCTCTTTCATAGCTAATTGTTTTCTTTTTATGTCTATTTCCTCATCTTCATCTTCATTATAACCAAACTGATCGTTCATAACAAAGGCTATTTCTTCATGAGAAAGATGTGGTTTTGTTTGAGCGTAATATTCTCTTACTAAATCTACTGGATTATATTTACTATAATCTTTATTTAGTTTTACATAATCTTCTAAATCACCACCAGTTTCATCCATAAAATCAACTAGCTTTTGAATATTTTCTGGCAATGGTTTTCCAGTTTGTTGTGATTCAGTAACCGCTTGTTCCACAGCTTGAGCTGTTTCTTGTACTTGAACTTGCTCTTCTGCTGTGATCTCTTCTACTTGTGGAACTGCTTGTGTTTCTGTTTGCGGTTGTATTTCTTCTTGTTTTTGTGGGGCATCGGCATTTTCAGGCTCTGCAACCACTCCGCTGTCGTCAGCGTTATCTTCTTTAGTTTCATTTTGTTCTTCTTTTGGTGTTGGCGGTTTACTTAAATCTACTTTTATAACACTATCGTCACCTGCAGATTCAAACTTACTTTTATCAATTTTTTCCACGTGTTCATCACCTGGGTCTCCTTGATTTGTTTGTTGTGTAATTTCTTCAATTACATTTTCATTGTTTTCTTCCATAATATAATATAATAATAATTAATAAATTTACAAGTTAAAAGGATCCATACCAAAGTCTCCATCTAACACGTCGTTTCCAACAGATTCAAAATTTCTAGGAGGTCGACCTGTTTTTCTTTGTTCTATGAGTTCACTTTGTTGTGTAGCTTGTATTCTTGTTCTTTCGTCTTTACGATCTTCTTTTATTTTTTCTTTCTTATCAATAGAATCTACGTCCATTTGTTTTAATTGTAGATTTAATTGAAACTCGTGATCCATCAAAGCTTTTTTAAGTTCAAATTCTTGTTGATTAGTTTGTTGTTCTAATTGATTTTTAGCAGTTTCAACTTGTATAGTTGTTTGTGCATTAGCTTGATTTTTTTGAATTTCAGCTTGAGCGGCTGCTTGTTGAGCTTGAGCGTTAGCCGCAGCTTGTGCTTGCATATTTTCCTGCTGCATTTGCTGATCTTTTTCTTGCTTCTTTTTTCTTCTTATTTTCAATAATTGATTAGCTAATTTAATATTTTTAATTGCTCTTAAATCAATAGCGTCTTCTAATTCTATACTTTGCTGTGCTAAAGCTCCTTGTATATTGTTTTCAAGCATAGCCTTTTCTTCTTCATCTGGTGCTAATTCTAAAAATATACCAAAATCATAAAGATGTAATTCTGTTAATTCTTCTAAAGTCCCAACATTATGTACACCTATAGATTGTATAAAAGCATCTTTTGTTGGAGAATATTCTATAATATCTGATATTCTAAGAGATAAACATTCTGCTACTTCTGCTGTCAAGTATAAACCAGCTTGTAATATGTGTCTTGTTGCGGTATTACTATTTGCCGCTGCCATTTTTTGCACACCAACTAAAGCTTTAGGATCTGGGGTTGCGGCATCTCTAGCTTCGTTTAATCCGGTTACATCTCTTATCATTTGTAAATAATAATTATAATTACCTATAAGAGCTTGCATTTTATTTCCACCACCACCACTAGTTATTTCTTGAATAGGTACTTTACCTGGATTCATATCACCATCTTGCGTAAATGATCTACCGATAACACTACCTGTTTGGAAAAACATATTTAAAGCTTCTTGTGGATTGTAATTTGTGCCATTACCAAGATCTATTTCAGCTAAACCATCAGCGTCCATATAAACACCATCTGGAACCATTCTTGACAATACTTGTTGTAACTTAAGATGTGTTAATTGAATCATATCAGCAAAACCAGTTATACGTTTTACTAATGACTCTATTCTACCTTCATACATTCTAGGAGCAACAATAGCATAATTCATTTTAACTTTAGTAAAATCACTTTTAGGACGCATCATATTTTTTTGCATTTCCCATTTAAGCAATTTATTAGCACCCATTACATAAACTCCTTCATATAAAGTTTCTACTGATCTTATTAATTTACCAAACTCAGCTTCTACCGACATTTCTTGTGGTGGATTAAAAGTATCATCTTTTGGTATTATTTTTGCAGCACCACTAGCTAAGGTTTTTGTTTTATAAACCTCGTTCATATAAGTTTTATAATTAAAATATAAAACTCTAACAGTATTATTATCGTCTTTAATTCTATTATTACCATAATTTCTAGAAATAGGATGATTATTTTTTGCTATTTCTTCTAAATCTTCTTCTAGTAATTCTGGGAATTGTTTTGCTAATTCGTTTATAGGTATATCCTTAACTTCACCAACGTAATATATATCGTCAAAATAAGGAGAATCTGTATGTGAATAAACTAAATTAGCTGGATCAACGTAATCAATAGTAACACCTTCAGATGTGTTAAATGATGTTTTAACAGCACCTATACCTAAAACTGTTAAATCATAAAAAAATCTTTTTCTTGTTAATTCATATCTATTTCCTTCAAACAAAACGTTTAAAGCTTGCTCTTGTGCTATTTCAACAGCTTGTTTATAATTAAGCTGCATGTGTAACTCTAGTTCTTCTTGAGAATCTGGTAATTTTTCATCGTCTTCAGTTTTACCGGCTTCTATTCCAAAATTATCTGAAACAAATTGACGTATTTCTTTTGTGCGCATGTCAGACAATATATCTTCCATATATTTAGTTCTTTTACTAACACCGTATGGATCTTGAGAATAAGCTTTTATATCGTAAACTCTTTCAGCCATACCATTTACAACTATATCTACAAACTTAGGTATAATTGGAACTGGTTTCCAATCTAAATTTAAATAGGACAAATCGCCATTAATAGACAACTCATCCTTATATTTTTTTATTGATTGCTCGCCTCTAGCATATAATCTTAATTTGTGAAAATTATTTAAATTGCTTATATATTTATTACTATTTCTATCACTATTAAACCACTCTTGCTCTATAGCTTTAGCAACTTTTAAACCATATTCAGCGCTCATTTTTTCTTGATCGCTAACTACTTGGCTAGGAAAATAACTTTTTACAACATTTGTCGCCATATTTATTTTTTAATTATTTGAGACATATTTCCATTATTTTTATATTTAGAAATATGTATATTTAATTTTGGTTTTTCAATTTTAGCATTAGGTGCATATAGATGTCTATTGCAAGCCATTATAGCTAAACCACTACTTATAGTAGCGTCATACTTTGTTCTTTTAGTTATATCAAATCTTGACCAGTCATTTAGTGTTTTATTAAAATACATATCACCAAAAGTACCATCTTGCTTTATGCCTATATGATCTTGTATGTACATTTCAATAGCCGCAGCATGAGCTTGTTTTATATCTTCACTGGTATTTGGTATACCGCCAACCTCTTTTTCAGCTACAGATAGTTTATTCCATACTTTATCTGGTCTATTCATGCTAAACCCCCTATAACCTCTTCTTCTTAAATAGTATAATAATCTAGGTTTATTATTTTCCGCAAGTAATGGCATTCCATAAAAAGCTATTGCCATTAATATATCTTCAAAAAATATTTCAGCCGTAGGTGGTCTTGATAAGTATTCTAAAAAGAAGCTATTAGCTGGAGCGTCCTCCATACTGAACTTAGTGAGTCCGTGAAGTGCTCCTTTAGAACCTTCACCATCTACGGTCCCGGATATATCATATGAGTCACAACCAAAAGCGCCCATATGCTCATTACCAGGATATTTAATACCATTTTTAAGTATTACTTTATTTTGCAAATGTTGTGGTGGAACCCAACTTAATTTAAACCTACCTTTATTATCTGGATAAAATATAACTTGCGAATCTTTAATTCCATTTACCCATTGAAAATTACCAGTTGTAACACCAAGAGTTCTAGACATTTCTTCATTATAATCTATCTGCTCGTATATTTTAACTAAATTAAATATACTTCCTTTTGTTTCGTCTCTAAATGCGTGTTCAGTTGTTCTTGGAAACTGACGATAAAATTCATTTAAAGCATCTTGATCTCCTTTTAAACCATCAGCCTCGTTTTGCCAATGATCTATTATTCCAATATCTATTAATTCACCATCTGGGGCGAACACGTCGACGTCAGGAGTAGTAAATACTGGAAGTCCGTGCTCGTCAATAAATCCTTCGTAGTTCCATTCCATTGGGATAAACAAAGAGTAGAGACCAGACTTTGTCTGGCCATTTCTATTTCTTTTAGTGACATCGGATGCGTTATATAGTTTTTTAAAATTTTCTCCACCTTTATCTAATGCGTTTGAGGTCGAGCCCATCATACACTTACCTATAATTCTACTACCTAATCGTAAGCATGTTTTTGTAACTCTCCAGTTATTTAATATATTATCGGGTCTTTCCCACTTACCACTTTCATCATGTACTAGTAAAGCTAGCTTTTCACCATCGTAGCTATTATCACCAGTGTTTTTCCAATCTATAGTTGTATCTAATCCTTCAATTTCTTCTAAACCATCAGTAGCAGCCATTTTTTTTCTAGTAAACTTACTAGCCGGCACTCTATATGCTAATTCAGATTTAGGTCTATCCATACCATCTTGTATCGGTTTGAAAAAGAATGGATAATTAATACTAATAGGCACAACCTTATCAGTAAACATTTTCTTAGCATCCGCACCTGTTTTAGATAGGATACCATATCTACTATCACTTGATATAGTAGCTAAATTAACTGTTTCAGCGCTTGACATAAAAGAAAATCCAGAACGACGATTTTTAAGGTAACACATACCATAACATCTTTTGTCAGCTTTACAAGCTTCCCAAAATATGAAAAACAATCTATTTGCCTCTCTAAAATCAGGAGCACCTACGTCTATTTTGCTCCACTGTAGATACATATAGTGTGTTCCGGTTATCCAAGTTGGTTTATTATTATTCATAAACCAAAAACCTTCTTCTCTTCTTCTAAATTCTTCGTCTATATAATCAAACCATTGTTCTTTATTTTCATCTGGATAATTTCTCCAATCAAAAATGTTTTTAATACGAGATAGTTCTTTTGGATAATCAAGTTTAACCCATTTATTTTTTTTATTGCTATACACCTTTTTTGGCTCCTTAGGTAATGCTATAGTTAAATTTTGTATTTCTATAATTTCACCAATAACACCGTTGTTAGACAGTATAATTAAATCATACTCTTTATTATAACCATATTTCCACTTCCTACCCCTATTCATACGGGTTTTAGTAGTTTTTTTAATAGGTTCTACCGTTTTAACTAAACTTTGCTCGTACATTACTTAGATCTGCCTTCTGCGAATCCTTTAAAAGTCGTTTTCTTTGTCTCTTCAGGTGTTTTTCCCTCAAGCAAGTTCTCTTCTTCTTGAATTCTGTTAAGTATTTCAAATGCGTCAAATATAGCTAGTTTTTTAGTAGCCGCGGCGTTTTTTAGTCTATCAGCTGATACATCATCTTCTGTATTAGTAATAATCTTTTCTTCTGCAACTTTAATTAACTCATTAACTGCTTTTCGCCCAGCTTGGATTATATTCTTCTTCGTCTCCTTGATATTCATATTTAATTGTAATAAAATTTGATAAAACTCGATATAGTCTTTCACCGTCTACTATAAACTCATATTCACTTTTTGGTCTAAAACCAACTAGATCATTAACCTCTACTGTACCATCAGAATATTTAACAATACCTTGTAGTGGTTTTTCAAGATAAATGTTAAATGGATTTTTAGCTTTTAAAGGTTTTACAAAACAATAACCTTTTGGAGCTATCCACTCTTTATCTCTTTTATATAAAAAGATTTGATCTGGAGTTATAAAATAAGTAGATTTAT